TAGAATAGGTGATGTCATAATATTTACTGAAGATAAATATGATCCAATTTCATATGAGGCAGATATATTAAAAGATCATGGTGTATATTGTGATGAAAGAGATCCATTACATCCTGATAGAGGTACATTTTATGCTATCATTACTGATGATTCTGGATACAATGATTCATTTAATCCATGGTATTACAAGTTTAAAGTACGTGTAATTACTAATAATTCTGAAGGTGATCTTGTACTTGTTAAGAAAGAAGTAAGATGGGAAGATCTTAATATATTAACTCAGAATAATACTATTCGTAAAAAATGTAAAAATGTTTATGAAACACTCATACAAGGGACACCAAAGTTACCGTTCTAGTATGCTTGGTGCAGCAGTTGGTTTTATAGGCATATTTCTTACTGTTATAATAATATTAATTACAAAATGGATATAGATAAATTTGGTATTGTAAATGATAAAGTTATAGGTGATCCTGAACTTAGTTTACAAGCCAAAGGTATCTATAGCATTTTATGTACTTACGCAAACAAAAATAGGAAATGTTTTCCATCTATAGCTACTATAGCTGACACAGCAAATGTTAGTCAAAGAACTGTAGATAGAAAAATAAAAGAGTTAAAAAATAAGAATTATGTAAAAAGATCAGGAAAATTTCTAATTATTTTATAGTTAGATAGCTATATAACTCCTGAAAAGTTTGCATACTTTAAATTTTTTATGTATATCACATGGTTTAATTACGTAGATTTGTATAATTAATTTACGTATAAAATGTTATATCAATTACCTAGTGGAAGAACTATAGAGATACCAGTAGACACGTATCTAGACATGACTGATGATGAATTAGCAGAATTAGATTGTCTTAGTGATTCATATACTATGGAAATGAATGATCCATTTTATAAACCTTATTCTAAAGGTAAAACTCCAAGACAAAAACAAAAAGATGATGTTAAGTTTGGAGTTGACAACGCATCTAATGAAGAAAAACTCAATGATGAGTACTTTCATAGAGATGACATCTAACAATTAATCAATCAATTTTATTAACTAAATTTTATTAATGCTTATGGCAAAACAGGGTAAAGTATGCATTGTTCCAGATGAAATGGGCAATGTAATTAGAGTATCTAAAACTAATCCAGAATATGGACATGTTAGACTAACACAAGACGGAACAACATTTACACAGACTGGTTGGATAAAAAAAGTAACTAAAAGTACATTATTACATGGTACTGTAGAAGATTTAAAAGATTACAACATTCAAAAGAAAAAAACATTACCAGGTAATATATATGTTGTAGAATCATTTGACCCATTTTCAACTAACAATCCTGACATTGATTTAAAAATGGCAGGTAAAACAAATGTTATATGTAAGGGTACAAATACTGAGACAGGTGAAATAGATGCACCTATATATAGAAAATCATTTTATGATCCAATGGGAACAAAAGATGATATATTAATTTCTCATACTAATGCAAAAGAAATTAAAGAAGCAAACTCTTCTGAAATTTATAACAAGTTAAAAGAAGAGACTACTGAAGCTGAAGAAGTAGATCCTAATCAAATAGATCTTGAAAAAGCTATTGAGGAGGTTACTAATGAAGAATCTGTAGTAGAAGATACAGTTGAAGAGGAAGTGGAGATGGAAGAAGAAGTCAACTTTGATCTATAATACTTGTTTTTAAAAGGAAGAGATAACAAATCCCTAGAGATTTTCGGTCGTTAATCCAAGGGTGCAACTCTTCCTTTATAATTAAATTAATAACCTCACTCAAATACACTTAAATAAAATGCTTAATGAACAACAATTAAAAGAACTTCAATTAAAACTCAGAGAAGATAGATACATGTACTTAGGTATGTTATCTGAATATCAAACAATTACTAAAAATTATACTCAATCTATAGATTATTCTAAATTAAATCAGCATCAACACTTTTTATTTAAAAGAGTGTTACATGGTTTTAACATGTATAGCAAAGAGGAACTAGCTAATATGCATAGAGATAAAAAGAAAAGAATATCAAAGGTATGGAAAAGAGGCCAATCTGTATTAAACTGTTGGAAACAAGAGATCTGTAATAGACAAGCTAACAAAATTTTTGCTATATTTACACACAGTAAAAGTGCAAAAAAATTAATGGCAATAGATCCTAAAGAGACTGATCCAACATTTATTAACAAAATGTCACTCAAACAACTCAGAATAACATATGAAGATGTTATTATAAAATTTATAGCAGAAGGCTTATTACCTAAGAATTTCTTAACTTTAAAAAATGCTGCATGAATAGTCAATCTAAAAAGATGGCAAAAATTAATAGGGAGTATTCTAAACTTAGAGTACAATTTCTTACAGACAAACCTAATTGTATGGCCAGTTTACCTGGTTGTACATTAAGGGCGTCTGAAATACATCATAAGAAAGGTCGTGGTAAGTATCATAATGATACAACAACCTGGCTTTCTGTATGTAGATCTTGTCATACATGGATAGAACTTAATGAACCAGAAGCAATAGAATTAGGATTTTCAATTAAAAGAACATAATTATGAATAAAGCAATAGAAACTTGTAAAAATTTAAAAAGAACTATAGATAGTATGGAAAAACCTCCAGTAGCTTTAGGTAATTCAACATTACGTGATAATAATATATTTGCTACACATAGACCATCTAAAGATCTATTAAAGAGTAAGTTAAAAAGTATAATGAAAAAAAATAATATAACAGATGACCAAATTAGATAACGCAGCACAAGCATTTATAAATCAAATAGAATATAAAGAAATACTTAACAAAGAAATAGGTGAAGCTAGAGAGTGGGAAAATGTAGATAAGTATTGTGGTGTAGATGCACACGCATTAATAAAAATGGATAAACAACTTCTTATTGAAGTATTAGTACATGCAATAGGAACTATAAGATATTTGAAACATGGGAAGAAATGATGTCCAAGAAAAAGCATTAGATCTTGCTATAAAAAACAAAAGATGTGGGTTAGGTATTAGCATGGGTGTTGGTAAAACTAGAATTGGTATACAACATTTGTTAGCTAATTATAATCCTTTTATAAAAGCATTGGTTGTTGTTCCTAAGTTATCTGTTACAGATGCTTGGAAAGATGAATTAAACAAAATGGATTTAACAGATAAATTATCTGATCATATAACATTTAGTACATATTTATCTATAAACAAACAAAATCCTAATGAGTATGATATAGTATATCTTGATGAATGTCATAGTTTATTAGATAATCATGAAAGTTTTTTGTCTGCATATACAGGAAAAATATTAGGTCTTACTGGTACACCTCCTAAAAGACGTGGTACAGAAAAATTTAGAATGGTACAAAAGTATTGTCCAATGGTATATAATTTTACTGTTGATCAAGCAACTGATAGTAATATTCTTAATGATTATAAAATTATAGTACATAAATTAAATCTTAGTGGTTTACCTACACTTGCAAAAGTTAATAAAACAACAGGAGGTAAGTGGTTTACATCAGAAAAAAAAGATTATGAATACTTTACATCTAGAGTAGTAGAAGCACAAACAGCAAAACAAAAACAATTTGCTTCTATTATGAGGATGAAAGCTATGATGGAATATCCTACTAAAGAACAATATGCTAAAGGTATAATTAAAAATATAGGAGAAAAATGTATTATATTTGCTAACACACAAAAACAAGCAGATAGAATGTGTAAACATAGTTATCATTCTAAAAATAATGAATCAGAAGAAAATTTAGAATTGTTTCGTGATGGTAGAATAGATAAATTATCATGTGTTCTACAATTATCAGAAGGTGTAACAATACCAGGATTAAAACAAGGTATAATAATGCATGCTTATGGTAATGAAAGAAAAACAGCACAACGTATTGGTAGATTATTAAGACTTAATCCTAATGAAACAGCTATTTGTCATATACTTTGTTATGAAAACACTGTAGATGAAAAATGGGTTGATTCAGCATTAAGTAGTTTTGACTCAACTAAAATAAGTAGATATAATCCTTTAAGATCACAAACATGAGTAAAATGAAATCAGTATATCAAGCAATGAAGGAGTGTAATTGGAAAGGCACTCCTGAAGAATATTTAAAATGGTGGATAGAAAATGAAGCCAAAAAAATTGACAAAAAAAATAAAAAAAATGGCCTTACCAGAAAGAAGTTATAGAGACACTAAAGAAATAGAAATAGATGGTGTAGATTTTGAAGTAGAATTTACATTTGAAGCAGCTGAAAGACAAACTTATTTAGATCCAGGCAGTGATGCTTTTGTTGTAATAAATAAAATGTTTGTTACAACAGAAGATCAAAATGGTAATGATGTTAAAATTGACATTGCACCATACTTGCATGTTGAAATAGATGAAGAGTCTTTAGCTGAAGATATATTAGAAAATTTAAAAGATTAATTATGAACTGGAATAGTAAAACAAAAAAGTGGACACAACTTAAAAGTTGGTCAGTGATTAAACTAGCTACTGTAGCTAATAAATTAAGAAGTAAGCGTATGTCAGTAAAAAATATAGCTGAAGTTCTTGGTAAAAGTGAAAGTAGAATTAGAGAATATTTAAAATAATGGAAGCTATTTACGTAATAACACATATAGTGATTTATGTTTTAGGTGTTGTAACAGGTTTGTACATAGCATCACAAGTAGAAAAAGACATAAAAAAAAGATTAAATAGAAGAAAATGAGTAAGCAAAATTTTTTCTCTAATCTTATTAAAAAAGATGGAGAGTTAAAGCATACCATTAAAGCCAGGGAAACTATCTATAATAAATTTGTAGATAGTTTACCAGAAGGCACTAAAGTAGAAATCTTTGTAAGTGTAACTGGTCCAAAAGGATCTAATGCACAAATAGCAAAAATTTATGTAATGTTAAGAGAATTAGCAGGAGAGATAGGTTATAGTTTAGAAGAAATGAAACTTATAGTAAAAAGAAAATCAGGTTTATGTTTTAACAGAGATGGTCAAGAATATTGTAAATCATTTGGTGACTGTGATAAAACTGAATTAAATAGTGTAATTCAAAACATTATTGAAATAGGAGACAATGTAGGATCTAATCTTCGCTAGGTTGTATTACTATAGGACCTGATGAAGTTTCTTCATCTTCTTCTTTATTTA